ATACTTAATAAAGTTGAAAAGTTCTTCTTGGAACAGGGTTTCTACTATCAACGATTTGGTCAAAGCAGCATAGCTGACAAACTAAAACACGCTATCGCATCTTGGAATAAGATATCAGAGGGGGAGAGCGTAGGTTTGGAAGGTGTCAAAGCTATGTATGAATACATGAGCTCTGGTATTGGCGTGCAACGTAATTACAAAAATTTAAAAAACTTAGATGAAAAAGAAAAGTTTGATTATGAAAAACTAATGTTTAATCAAGGACTGATTGTAGATAAGAACGCTACATGGTTTCAAGCATTAGATAAAATACCTTACGGTAAAGTAATGTACATACGACAACTCATGAAACGTGGTATTAATATATGGCAGAAGCCTCAGATAGAAATATCCACGATCCACGGAGCAAAAGGTGGAGAAGCTGATAACGTTGTGTTGTTGTTAGACTTATCTCGTAAGTCCGAAGAAGCATTAATTAATAATCCTGATGATGAACATCGAGTGTTTTATGTAGGTGCAACAAGAGCTAAGAAAGAGCTTTGGTTGGTGCGTTCAGAATCAGATCGAGAATACCTGGAGGTGTTACGTTGAGACTTGTATATATTGACGGAAAATTAAAATTATCTTTAATAGAAGAAGAAATGAAAGCCATCAAAAAGACTTGGCCACAACCTATTGAAATAGATGAATCTTGGATACCATTTTTAGTTGAAGACATAGCCACTATAAATTTAGAAGCATGGAAAGATAAGTTGAAAAAAAAGTGAGTATACAGAACCCTTTATTTGCACCACCTAGTGAATGGGTATGCCCTGAGTGTATTGATTACAAAGGACAAAGCCCTGTTGCTATTGATTTAGAAACTTACGATCCAGGAATCAAGGACCACGGACCAGGATGGGCGACCGGTAATGGTAAAGTTGTTGGCGTTGCTTTAGCTTGGGAAGGTTTTAAAGGTTACTTTCCTATTGATCACGATGCACCAGGTAACTATGACAAGAAAGTTTTTATGAGACAGTTTCAAGATTTGTTAGATAGATGTCCTGAAATTGTTTGCCACAATGCAATGTACGATATTGGTTGGATGAAAAGAATGGGTATGAGAATTACATCTAAGGTTTGGGATACAATGCTCATGGCTCCTATTTTAGATGAAAACAGAATGAGATATTCTTTGAACATCGTAGCACAAGATTATTTAGGTGAAAAGAAATCAGAAACACT